CCTCTGGCCAGACAAGCTATGAAGGGATCGCAGCACAGATTGATGCGGCGGCCAGCGATCCGAATGTGCGCGGTCTCGCGCTGGAAATTGACAGTTTTGGGGGCGAGGTCGCGGGGATATTCGACCTAGCCGATCGTCTTCGTGCAATTCGTGCCACCAAACCTGTCTGGGCTTTTGTGGCTGAACACGCTTTCTCGGCAGGATACGCGCTGGCCAGCCAGGCCGACCGCATTCTGCTGCCCCGCACCGGAGCCGTCGGCAGCATCGGTGTTGTCGTGATGCATGCCGACCTCAGTGGCGAGCTTGATCAGGACGGTGTGCGTGTGACCTTGATCCATTCAGGGCGGCATAAAGTGGATGGCAATCCGTATCAGCCCCTGCCTGACGCCGTTCGTGATGACATCCAGCGCGAAATCGATGTGCTGCGGTTCCTCTTTACGGAAACCGTCGCGGCGGGACGTGCGGAACGGTTAAGCCAGGAGGCCGCCCTCGCAACCGAAGCCGCCACCTATCGCGGGGCAGACGCTGTTGCCGCAGGTCTTGCTGATGAGGTTATCGATCTGCAGCGCGGCTTTGCTGCCTTCCGACAGCACTTAGCAAACACGCCAACACTCGCACCCGCGCGCGCATCGCGTGCGACAGCACTCCAGGCCCGCAAACCAACCCAACCGAAAAAGGAGGCACAGATGGCCACCCAAACTGACATAACAGACACCACAAACAGCATTGCAGAGAATGATCCGAAAGACACTCTGCGTGAGGAGACTGCCGATGAGGCAACAATTCCGCAGGATGGTCATTCCATTGCCCGTGATGATCAACCTGCCGCCCCGGCCGCGCCCCCTGCGGTACCCGCACCGCCGGTCTCGGACGCAGCGCAGCCGGGCAATCTGGCTGAACTTTCGGCAAAACTGCGCAACGAGGCCGCAGATATTGCCGAGATTGCAGCACAAGCTGGACGGCTTGGCATCGCAATAGACGCCGCAAAGGCCCTGCGCGAAGGCACGGCCCCGGAAGCCTTGCGCCGCCTGGTTCTGGAACGCGCCAGCGCCGCGGCGGATGCCCGCGATATCGTCGCAGCGCCGCCATCGCCGGTCATCCCCAAAAGCGCCGAAAGCCCCATCGTGGTCGCCGCCAAACGCGCGGCCTCTGCAGGTGCAAAGGGCTGAAACTCCCTCTCATCCCTCAAACCCTGCCACCTGATCCCCCGCCGCTCCACCCCGGCGGGGGATTTCTTTTGCCCTAGAACCCACAAGGATCCCCGACATGACCGTGCTCCGACAGCCCGCCACCATGGGCGATGTCCTCAAATATGAGGTAAACCCGAACTTCACCCGCGAGAGCGTGACACTTCTTGCGGGCATCAACTATCCCGTGGGCGCTGTTCTTGGCCGCATTACCGCCAGTGGCAAACACAAGCTGGCAACTTCGGGTGGCTCAGATGGCGCCCAAACGGCCGCGGCCGTTCTGCTCTACGCGGTCGACGCCACCGGTGCCGATGCCATCGGCGTGGTGATCGTGCGCGGCCCAGCCATCATCTCGAAGGGGACCCTCGTCTTCGACCCCACCGTAGATGACGCGGCCAAGACCGCCACAAAACACGGTCAGCTGGCTGCGCTAGGCATCATCCCACGCGACACCGCCTGATCTGGCAACCTTTAGCTGCCGAGCATCCCCCTGACATTTTTTCCCGGAGTTTTCCCATGACCATCACCCGCAATCCCTTCGACGCGGGCGGCTATTCGCTCGCAGATATGACGCAGGCCATCAACATCCTGCCCAACCTCTACACCCGCCTTGGCCAGATCGGCCTGTTTCGCTTTGAGGGCGTGTCACAGCGCTCAATCGTGATCGAACAGCGCGAAGGGGTGCTGAGCCTGCTGCCATCGGTGCCCCTTGGTGCGCCCGCCACCGTCGGCAATCGCGAGCAGCGTTCCATGCGCAGTTTTGCACTCCCCTGGATCCCGCATGATGACGTGATCCTGCCCGCAGATATCCAGGGCATGCCTGCCTTAGGCCTCTCTGACGCCGCCGATCCACTGGTCGAGGTGATGAACCGCAAGCTCACGCTGATGCGCCGCAAACATGCCCAGACCCGCGAATACATGGAGATGAATGCCCTGCGCGGTATCGTAAAGGATGGCGCAGGAACCACGCTTTACGACTATTTCACCGTGTTCGGCCTCGAGAAGATCTCGATCGACTTTGTGTTTGGCACTGCTGGCACGAATGTGCAGGGCAAGGTGCGCAGCGTGCTGCGCGCCATGGAGGACAATCTGCTCGGCGAGACCATGACCACCGCCCATGCGCTGGTGAGCTCGGAGTTCTTCGACAAGCTGATCAGCCACCCCAAGACCGAAGAGGCTTACAAGTTCTTCTCCGCCACCGGCGGCCAGCCGCTGCGCGAGGACATGCGCCGGGCCTTTCCTTTTGCTGGCATTTTGTTCGAGGAATACAATGGGTCTGTCACGCTCTCGAACGGTACCTCAGAGCGGTTGATCCCCGCGGGTGAAGGGATCGCCTTTCCGCTGGGCACGTTCGATACGTTCACGACCTATGGTGGGCCCGCCAATCTGTTGGAGACCGCCAATACCATCGGCCTGCCGCTTTATGCGCGTCAGATGATTGATGCCAAAGGCCGCTGGATTGATCTGATGACTGAAACCTCAATCCTGCCGGTGAACAAGCGGCCCCGCATGGCGATCCGCCTGCACAGTGGCAATTGATGGGTGGCCAGCTTGTCAGTGTTCACTGGTGTGATCGATACGCTCTTCGCGGACAACAACATCGCCCGTGATGCGATCTACATCGCGGGCGATGGTCCGACACAACTCGTCCGTATCGTCACACGCCGCGCGGATGACATCACCAGCTTTGGTGATGCCCGCATCTGGTCTGAGACAACCCGCGTGGACCTGCGTGTGGCCGAGGTGGCGACCCCGCGTCCCGGCGATCGCCTTGAGATCGACGGCGACGCCTTCCTTATTCAAGGCGAGCCCACGCGCGATCGCGAACGGCTGGTCTGGACCGTAGATTTGAGGCCCGCATGAAACTCAATGTAACCATTACCCCAAACCTCGCTGCACTCATGGCCGCAGAAATCAAGGCTGGCGAAAAGGCGGTGACAGCGGCCATGCGCGCGGCTGGCACACAGCTCAAATCCGACTGGCGGGGCCAGATCACGCAAGCGGGGCTTGGGCGACGGTTGGGCAATTCGATCCGCAGCCAGACCTATCCAAAGGTCGGGGAGAGCATCGATGCCGCGACGCTGGTGTGGTCGAAAGCGCCTGTGATCATCGGTGCCCATGACACTGGCCCGCTGATCCGCTCCAAGGACGGGTTCTGGCTGGCGATCCCGACAGAGGCAGCAGGAAAGGGCGCGCGCGGCGGCCGGATTACCCCAGGCGAATGGGAGCGGCGACGCGGTCTCAGGCTCCGGTTTGTCTATCGCAGGCGGGGACCGAGCCTTTTGGTGGCTGAAGGTCGGCTGAATGCACGCGGCGTGGGTGTTGCATCACGCTCAAAGACGGGGCGCGGGCTGACCACAGTGCCGATCTTTCTGCTGGTCCGGCAAGTCAAGCTGCGCAAACGGCTGGATCTGGCGCGCGATGCGAAGGCCGCGCAGGAGAGGATACCGGGGGCGATTGTGGCAGAGTGGGTAGAGGGCAGGTTTTGATGTAGTATTGGCTTCAACCAAGAGAGGCTCGTACATCCGCCATCGGGATGAAGACTCGGTGCGGATTGTCAGCATCACCAAGGGGTTGGAAGCCGAGTTCAGCATAAAAGTTCCAGCGGCGATCAAAATGGTTGTCTTGGAGCACGTCGAGTGTGATGGCTGCAGCCCCCATCTGGTCAGCAATCTCAAGACAACGTTTCAAGGCATCAATGACGAGAGCTGTTCCCAAACCCATGCCTTGCGAAGCTTCGCGTACGGCGACAGCACGGATGTAGATGACCGGGATATCGGGGACACCGGCGCGCTGCCACTTTTTTGGACCAAGATTGGCCCTAACGGCCATAGCGCCGAGTGTATAAAAACCGAGCACTGCAGGATCGTCACCATCTGTTGCGATCCAAGCTGCGACCATGCCGTCCTTGATTTGATCTGAAAGCGAGGATTTCAAAAAGTTATCGATGGGCGCAAATCCGCAAGAAAAGGCGCTGCGGTCATGCAGCGCCTTTTCAAACTTGGCGATTGTGAGGGCGGGCGTGTCCGCCGCGGCCTCAGCCGACATCCTTCAGGAGGCCCTTCGACGCTTCGGCGGCGCGTGCCAGACCAGGCACAACCTTTCCGGGCAACGCGACAGCGGCCTTGAAGGCTTCAAACGCATCGATGGGCAGAATAGAGAGAGAGATACGCTGTTCCACTTCCTGCGCACGCAGAAGTGCCGCCTGACGAATAAAGTCAGCTTCCTGCAGGCCGGTGGCAGCAGCTGCAGCCTTTATGCGCTCTTCATCAGCACGATGCATGCGCAGCTCTTTGCGCGCTTCCATCTTGCCTGGCGTGGGTGCGGTGGTTTCGATTGCAAACATAATCGGTCTCCTTCTCTAGAGAGACGTACGGTATAACGCCGTACGTGTCAATAATCATCATGGGGGGTGATCAGCGTCGGCCACATCGGAAATATCAGGTTAACAACGATGATGATCCCCTCGACCATCCAGCGAACGTTGGAATAGCACAATGCCAACATCCCGAGAAGCCATCCTCACCGCCTTAGCGGACCTGTTGCGCACGGTGCCTCATGTGCCGGTCCTGCGCGGCGAGGTCCTGCCGGAGCGCATCTCCCCGGCAGGCCTGATGATCCTGCGTGACGGCGATCCTGGCGATCCTGCGGTGACGCTGTCGCCGCTCGCCTACCATTACCAGCATCGCGCCGAGCTTGAAGTCATCGTGCAGGGTGAGGCCCGGTCTGCGCAGCAGATGCAAGGGTCCGGGGGACCCTTGCAAGGAACAAACGACTGCGACACTGCCTTTGCAGCCCTTTGTGCCCAGATCGGCGCGGTCATTCGTGCAGACCGCACGCTCGGCGGGCGGTGTGACTGGGTTGAGGCGGAAGCGCCGCAGCCGGTGGATCTGCCCGTTGAGGGAGCGGCCAGCCTGAAGGCGACGGTGATCCCGGTGGTGCTGCATTATTCCACGTCAGACCCGCTGGGCTGACCCACCCCACAACCTGAGGAGAACACAATGGCACGCGCACAAGGAGCGCGGGCGCAGATGGCGCTCGCCTACGAATCCATCTACGGCACGCCGCCCGCGAGCGGTTATTTCAAAATGCCCTTTGCCAGCGCGACACTTGGCGCGGAGCAACCACTGCTCGAGTCGGAGCTGCTCGGCTACGGCCGGGATCCGCTGGCACCGATCAAGGACGCGTTGACCAGCGATGGCGACGTGGTGGTCCCGATTGATGCGATCGGCTTTGGCTACTGGCTGAAGGCCACCTTTGGCGATCCGACCACGACCGGCGCGGAGGCTCCCTACAGCCACGAGTTCCGCTCGGGCAGCTGGACCCTTCCAAGCCTCGCCATCGAGATTGGCATGCCGGAGGTGCCGCGCTTTGCGATGTACGCGGGCTGCGTGGTCGACCAGCTGTCCTGGCAGATGACGCGCTCCGGCCTGCTGACCGCCTCCGTCAGCCTCATTGCCCAGGGCGAGACCCCGGCGGCAGCCACCGGCGCGGGCACACCGACCGAGATCGCGCTGCAGCGGTTTGGCCACTTCAACGGCTCAATCACGCGCGACGGGGTAGCGCTGGGGAATGTGGTCTCAACCCAGATCACCTATGGCAACAATCTCGACCGCATCGAGACGATCCGCGCGGACGGCAAGATCGACGGGGCCGATCCGTCGATGGCAATGCTCTCGGGCAGCATGGAGGTCCGCTTTGCCGATACAACACTGATGGACCAGGCGATCAACGGCACGACCTGCGCGCTTGAGTTCGCCTACAGTCTGCCCACCGGCGAGAGCCTGACCTTCACCGCGCATTCCGTTTACCTCCCGCGTCCGCGCGTCGAGATCGGCGGGCCGCAAGGCGTGCAGGCCACCTTCGACTGGCAGGCCGCCAAAGACGCTGCCCTGGGGCGCATGTGCACCGTCACGCTCATCAACGGCGTGGAGGCCTATTGATCATGCTTAAACTTGACCTCTCGACCGACCCGCGCTGGCTTGATCTCGCCCCCGGCGTCCGCGTGAGCCTGCTCCCGCTCACCACAGCGCTGATGGTGACCACCCGAAACGATCCCAGCATCGAAGCCCTTCCCGAGGACGCGACAAACGAGGACCGCGCGCTGGTCTTTGCCAAAGCGCTGGGCCGACGCGCCGTGGTGGAATGGGAGGGCGTGGGCGATATGGACGGCAACGTTCTGGACCTAACGCCCGAAGGTGTCGACGCCTTGCTCGACATCTATCCGATCTTCGAGGCCTTCCAGGCGGGTTACGTCGCCAAAGCACTGGTATTGGATCAGGAAAAAAACGTCTCCGCGCCCTTGCCGACT